GTTATACGCTTTCACGTATAACTCCTGGCTGCCCATTTTTCGACTCTTGCGTCTATATGGGTGGTGTAAAGGACTTTGCAGTCCGGGGTGAGGAGGGTGGTAAATCCGCAAAACGGTTACCTTCCTGTACTTGTCGTCGGGTGGAACACCTGACACGGCAAACAGTCCGATTTGGTCTGAGAGTGATAGGACACAGGTTCGTCTACAAGACGTATAGTCTTTGTGTTGACGAACTGTCCGATCTCTTACCAAATGAGCTCGACTGTTTCCTCCTCCAACTCCTTGGGAACCCTCGTTCCCGTCCATTCCCTGTCCTTCGAAGGCCTGTTAATCCCTTCGATTCCCTTCCTTTCGCTCCTCCCCTCACCATGCGGATGTCCAAGTATCAACGATGGACGTTCGCTCATTCCGTTTCTTCTATAAAACGGAACTTTCCCACACTCTCTTGTCCCCGCCATTCGTCTCTCAATAATGATCCCTTCTTGGATCGTGCTGCCTCTCATTCACCCCCCGTCTCTTCTCCCGAATATCTTGCTTTCTGTCGCAAGATTGTTCGCCGAGAGTTCCCCTTCGGATGGGACCGTTTCCTTTATCCTTCTTTCTGCCACACCCACATACCGAATGATTCCGTTCGCTTTGATTCGTCAAAGTCCACGGCTTTCTGGTCAGGGTGGGGAAAGAAGGCTTATGAAACTGCCTGTCTCACCGGAAAACTCCCAGTCGAAACTCCTCTTCGCATTCGACTATCAGCCGTCCCTTCAACCGGTAAGGTCCGGAAGTTGGGGATACCTGATCATCAATACGAGTATCTCGCCCCTCTTCATAAAAGCATCTATGAAAATTTGACAAAGAAAAAATGGTTGCTAAGAGGGAGTCCTAGCGCTCGTAGGGTTGAGAAGGTATGCACCCATGAGTTCCAGACCTCGGTTGACCTTGTAGGCGCAACTGATGGGCTTAAACTGGATGCGGCGGAGGCGATTTTGGGGGCACTACTGGCTAAAGCTACCAAAGTGCCCGGGAGGATAAAAGAACTAGCGGCACAGTCTTTGCGACCGTTGTTACTAGTCGGGAAGAAGGGACAAAGGAAAAGCGGTGAAGTGACGCACGGTCAAATGATGGGAAATTACCTCTCATTTCCCCTGCTCTGTCTCCAGTCGTATTGTGCTGCTCGTTGGGCAACACGCGATGAACCGCAGGCCAACCAACTCGTGAACGGCGACGATTGTTTAATTTCGAGCATGTCCTCGGAAGTTCTTCGGAACTATCCTGAAGGCTTCGAAATAAATCGTCGCAAGACCCTAGTTAGTCGGACCGTAGCGGAGATCAATTCTACGGCTTTTATTAGGAGGAGAGGGGGATGGGAGGAAGTCAAACATTTAAGGAGAGGTGGTTGGGACGGAGAGTCACTGAAGGGACTTATGCATCTGGCCCAGGCCTGTCGTAAAGCAGGTCCGAGTTGGGAGACTGCATTCGTCCGTTCGAGAATTGGGAAAGATAGGGCGGTCCTTCCCGGAGATCTTGGCCTATCAATGAATAATCGATCTGTTTACGCGCGATATGTAGCATTGATGGACAAAGTTCGAGGTGGTGGGGATGCGTATCGGGTGGAAAGAGAAGAGGTTGATGTAAGCGATGTGCGGCTTGAGCCGACACGTCAGGAGCCAGAAGAAGACGAAAAAGAGGCGGTGCGTATGGTGATTTTTAATCAGGGAAGGGCATCTTATATTAACCCAAGATCCCCTGAAGAACCTTTCCTGGTACCCATACGAACACGGCCGCTTTCTTTGGAGTCGTTTAAGGCTTCCTCCTGGCCTGGGGCGCGTCTCACGCCTCGCTTACCTGACAAAAGAAAAGGAAAGAAGGACAAGGTGTGGTTTATAGCGACGGATTACGAGTCGCTGGAGGTTAGTAAAGGCTGGGAAGCCTTTAGGAGGTGGGGTGCGGATCTCGCGGCAAAGGCAGGTAACTGAAGGATTACCTGGAGGGTCTGGTGACGATGATGTCATCTATCGAATGGATTGCGCGAGGGGGATTGGGGAAGACATAGGAAAAGAGGTTTGATGTCGGAAGGAGCTCCGACTCAGCTTTGTGTGAGGGAAGCACGAAATGCCCTCCTGCCTCTATGGATAGATAGCAGTGAAGGACGTATTGTAAGAGACTTAGGGTTAACCCCCTAGGCCCATCTGCGTGCTTGATCTCCCTACTCTCGTGTACAGAGTCGAGCCTAGGTTGTAGGCTGCTGCCGACCCGTCTACGGATGGTAGGAGCTCGCTTGGAAAAGGCGACAGCGCTTGGGTAGCACCCTCGCAATAGGCTGAATAGTAGACCGCACCGCTTTGAACCCGTGAGGGTAG